CGGCACGTGAGATCCCTACTGTAAATATTGTGGAAAAATGGGGAGATAATCTCACCGGTGGGGAAATGTCCACAAACTTTCGTAATCATATTTCACCTCTAGGGGCACGTTATATTGGTCGTGTTCCTCGAAAAATTCGACAGCGAAAAACAAAGAAAAATGATCCTTACTTTCCTCAATTCCTTGATGATAAAGGAATTGATGTTAAGTCCTTTAATACACATGGATTTTATAGTCCTGACAGTGAGGATGCGTATTTGTCGCTTCGGAAATATTTTCGGTCTGCAAAGACAATGAGGGAATGTGAGTGGATGGAAGCTATACAGTGGACTCTTAAACATTTTGATTTCATGGCTTATAGTCGTGTTTGTTCTGACTTTAAATTAAATGTTGGAAAGTTAAATCTTGATTCATCTCCTGGGTATCCTTTTAACTCAGGTATTCGTGGGTGGAATTATTCAAAGAAACGTGACATGTTAAAAGATGAAAATTATGCATTTGTTCAGGCAATGTGGGAGAATGAGTGGCAAACTCTAGGTACTGATAACTATGTACCAAACCCTTATTTGGTCACACCTAAGAGTGAGCTACGAAAAACCACAAAAATTAGAGAGAGAGATTGTCGTGTTTATTTAGCTTGTAACATGATGACATCTCTAAATGGATATGGACTGTTTGGACAATTACATGATAAGTTCTATAATGGATTTAACAAGTCATGGTCATTTGTTGGTGGTAGTACTTTTAATCGAGAGTGGGACGCACTATTTAGAAGACTGAATAGGCATCCTAATGCGGCTGAGTGTGATGAAAGTGGTTATGATTCTAGTCTTCAAGATTGGATGATATGGACACACCATTACCTCTGTCTGCAGTGGTTGCGGAATGATGATGGAACACCCCTCTCAAAAGAAAATAAGAAACGTCTGTATAATTATTTTGACGAGTTGTGTAATACTTATGTCATAGGTACAGATGGTGATGTTACCCGGAAATGGGCTGGGAACCCTTCGGGGGCACCGACAACAACTGTTACTAACACTCTTTTATTATTCACCATGTTAGCTTATGCTTGGATTCGTTTGAGACCAAGTGAGAGTTATGGCTATTCTGAGTTTATGAAGAATGTCGAAGCTGCTCTCTGTGGTGATGATAATACGTATACTGTTTCTGACCTTGTTAATTCTTGGTATAATGTTCAGAA